AATCTTTGCAAGCTCGGCCCGGAATGCGGCGAGCTCAGCCTTTATTTCAATGCCGACGACCTCGTTAGCCATTACCGGCCCTCCGCGATGCGCTTGCCGACGTCCTCGGCGAGCTTCTTAACGCGCTTTTTGACCGGCTTTTTGACGAGCTCGTTGAGCAGCGCCTTGCCGTCGCTGGCGTTGGGATTGGGCTCGTAGATGAACGGCCCGCGCTGCCCTGGGCGGTCGCGGCCTGGGATGGCGCGATAGTTGGCTCGGAACGCTGCTGGCGTCGCCCAGTAGCCGTCATGCGTTGTCTGCACCTTGCGCAGCGAGAAGCGGCCGGGCCTGCGCACGTAGACCGGCACCGGCTTGCCGCCGCTGCGGCGCGGGTCGGTCGAGCCGACAGCAAAGCGCACCTCGCCGCTTACAAGGTCGATGCGCTCGATGACCTCCATATCGCCCGACTTGCCGGTGCGCCATTGCACGTCCTGATACCACTGGGCCTCGGCGTCGCGGGCGACCTCCTCGGCAATCTCGCGCATCTCGCGTACGGCTGCCGTCTCGGTCTTTGCAAGCAGGTTGTCGACAAACCGGTCGATATCGCGGGACAGCTCGACCGTGACGCTGCCGGAGGTAAAGACGCGACGTGCCATGCCTCAACCCTCCCGCTCTATCCGCTCAAGCGCTAGCAGCTCGGCCTGCTGCTCGCGTGTCAGTCTGTCGAACCACTCAAGGTCGCCGGCACCGTATCGGAGCGAATAGCGCAGGGCGACGCGACGTGCCCACCCTGCGCGCCTCAAAAACCCTCGGCGGCGTCAACCTCCTGCTTGCCTGGCATGAGCGCATCCGCCAGCCCGGCGAGCAACTCGTTCCCTGCGTTTGCCACGTCGACGGACGTCGCGCCCTGCTCGCGCATGTACGAGTAGACCCGTTCTCCGTACCGCAGGACGTCGTAACCCTCGCGCGCTAGGGTTGTGCCCGCTTTCGCGCCGACACCGCAGCAGGAGCCGACGACGGCCGCGAGAGCCCACAAGACGCGCACGTCGCCCGCGTCAGCGTCGGCGTACTTCGCCGCCGTGATGACAAGCGCCTCGCGAATGCCGAAGCTCGGCAGGCTCGTCACGTGTCGAGCGCCCAGGATTGCGACGGTCTCAGGAAAGTCAGCCATTAGGCGTAGCTAATCCCGCTGCCGTTGATTGGGTAGGCCGTCCCCGAAACGTTGAACTGTGCGGGCGCGCCCTCCTGAAACGCGACCTTGGCGACGCAGTAGTCGAGCGTGATGGTCGAGTCAGCGCCGGCACCGAAGTCGGTCTGTTCGCCGGTCCAGGTCAGCTTGACCGCCCACACGTCGGCGTTGGCGCCCAGCGTCGACACGCCGGAGGCAAACGCGCCGCTCTTGTTGAACGCGTCGATGATGGTCTTTTCGGTCGCGTCGGTGATGTCGGTCGCGATGGCGGAAAAGCTGAACGTAACCGGCTCGTCCTGCTCCTTGCGCAAACCAAAGATGGTGCCCCGGTCGTAGAGCGGGATGACCGTCTTGTTGTCCTGGGCGAAGCCGTCAATGCTCAGGTCGCCGGCCTCGTACTGCACGGTAAGGCTGATGGGCGTACCCGTCGCGTCCTCGATGGTAATGGTGCCGTCGGCCGGCATAAACGGTACAGAAATGAGCGCCACAGCGGCCTCCTATGCGTTGTCGATTAGATGCACGACGGAAAACACGACTTCGTGCGTCCGCCAGTTACCAGAAGAAGCCGACGCGCGCGACGAGCGCACCCAGGTCGGCGTATTGAAGTAAACAGGCCACGAGCCGGAACGGTCAACGAGCCGGCTGATAAGGTCGAGCTCGGCGTCGAGCCCGGCGTCGACGCTGGCTAGCTTTGCCTTAGCCTTGACCGGCGCCAAAAAGCGCACCGTCACCTCGGAGAGCACGTGCTGCCCGGCGACACGCTGCCGGCTGAGAGCGTCGACCGGCGTCGAGCTCGCGATACCTACCGCGAACGGCGTGCGCTGCGGCGCTGACGGCACGGCGTCGGGCACCACATCGGGCCCGAACAGGTCGGCCGGCACATCGACCACGACCCAGCCCGACAGGCCGGCAACGCGGTCGCTGATGTCGTCGCGAACCTCGGAAAAGCTACGCGCCACGTCGCGAGCCTCCCAGCCATAGCGACGCAATCGACGCCCGGCGGCGCTCGCCGTTGCTCTTGCCGTCGTCGTCCTCGTCGTAATCGAAGGTCACTTCCGACCACGCTTCGCGCGTGAGCCCTCGGTACTTCTCCTCTTCATACCGCCAAGTATTGTCCTGCGCGCCGGAGCCGGCGAAGTCGCCCGCGACAATGGCGAGCGTCGTGTACAGGTAGACCATGCGCAGCGCTGCGGGGTCCATCACGAGGTATGGACGACGGCCGCGAGCCTCAAGACGCGCCACAATCTCATAGTGCGCTTCATCGAGGTAGTCGTCGAAGTCCGTTATCCCCTGGTCGTCGAGGTCGGAATGCCGGGCGAGCAGGTCGACGTGACTGATAGGAATCGGCAGGCGCACGCGCACGCACGACGCATCCTGCCGCACAAGATGGTCGAAGCCGTCCGGCATCGTGAGCAGCCACTCGATGCGCCAGCCGGTGCCCAGCGACTCCGTCAGAAAGTCGGCCTCGCTCGTCGTGTAATAGGCGCGGCTGCCCGTGATGGTCACTGAGGCGTTGGTCACGACCGCGTTGCCTGCGACGTTGTACACGCTGACCACGCCCGACGACGGCGCGACGAGCGCACCGCCCGAGTACATGCCGAGCGAAAGCTCAGTCGGGCGCGTCTTCTCGATGTAGCCGGAGCCCGGCAGAATGCGGGCCTGGTATTCGACGCGCGCCATCACTCCGGCCTTTCTGCGATAAGCACGCGCAACTCCTGCTCGTGAATGACGAGCTTGTACCCGTTGGCGTACTTCGCCGTCAGCCTACGCGCAGGCGCCTTGCCTGCCTCGTAGAAACGCACCGGCCCCAGCGCGACGGGCTCATAGTCGCGGTCGCCCGCTGCCCGCCGCGCTGCGGCGTCCTCGATGCTTGCCGCCTTGGCCCGCAAACGAGCCTCGGCGTATGGCCGGAAGTCAGCCACTAGTCGAAGGTAATAGCGCTGTAGGAGGTCGCGGCGTTGGCGCCGTCGATGACCTGGGCGACCAAGTAGATGGTCGCGCCGGAAGCGCCGGCAACGTCGGTCACGTCAATCGTGACCTGCCCGGCGGCGTCGCTCTGGATAATCATCGCCGACTTGGTGCCGTTCGTGATGCCGGTTCCGGTCGTCACGTCCATCTCGAACTGCGTCGCCGGGTTTGGGTCGCCGAGGTCGTCGTCGTAAAGCCGGAAGTATCCGGTCCACTGGCGCGCGATATCGTTGCCGGCAGCGTCAACGAGCAACACATCGACCGCGATGACGTTCGCAGCCTCCGTGCCCACTTCGATTTGAAGCTCGAGCCCGATGAACTTTTGCGCGGCGCCGTCGCTGTCAAGCTGGACGTGCCCAGGACGAATACGGAAGGGTTTCACTCCGCTCATTGTCTCACCTCTCCATCGGGCGACTACATGCGGCCCGTGTTATGTGCCGGAGCGCTCGCCCCGTTTCACTTGCTTCTCGATTTGGTCGGCAGCCCGTCGAACTGCTCGCTCAACCATACGCTCGCGCGTAGTCTGGTCGTAGTTGGTGTCTTTGTGCAGCTTGTCGCGCAGGCTGCGCCGCACGTCGTCGAGCTTGTTATACGGCACGGCTAACCCTCCACCGATGGCAGCGCCGATGACCCGCCGACCGGCTGGACCGTTTCCATGCGTGCCGCAAGTACGCCGTCTAGCACGTCAATCTCGGCCTGTAGGCGCTGCGACTTGGTCTTGTTCGTGCTGCCGTTGGCCTCCATGCGCTCGAGCGTCTTGCGGCGCGCGTCGCGCATACGCTCGAGTACCCAGGTAGGCGCAGGGGCGACGACGCCCGACTCGACTTGATGCCGCAGGAACTCGACCCAGCGGGGCCGGTCGCACTTCGTCGCCGAGCTGCCCGCAAAGGCCTGCTCGTACCGAGAAAGCACGACCGCGCCGCCGACCGTGTCGACCGTGCGTAGGTAGCTCGCCGGCTCACCTGGCGCGACGTGCGTATCGGGCACGCTAGACACGGGGATGATGGTTCGCCCACGCTCTTCGCAGGCAACCCGCGCAAGGCGCAGGTTGACGGCTCCGCGCTCGCGGCCTCGCTGCACGCCCATGACGCCGGGCTGAAGCTTCAATTTGCCAAGCATGGGCAGCACCTCGCCGTCGAGGATTTGCCAGCGCTCGGGGTGCGAAAAGTAAAGGAATGCAGCCCGCTTTGGGATGCGAGGGGCCCGCGATGGGCCCATGTCGGTATCAACACCGGGGAGGAAAGCAGCGCCGCCGACAGCGCCCGAAGGTGCTGCTGATGGGGTGGCTACAGAGTCGAAGGCTGTCGACGGCAACTGCTTAGCTCCTATTCGTCACCGATTAGGCGTCGGTGATGATGCTGACGCCGGCAGCGTCAATCTGCTCACCCGCGCCGAGGTTAACGTGCATCAAGAACCCGGTCGTGGCGTCGGCCGCTTCGCGGTCCTTCTCCAGCAGGACGGGGCCGATGTTGACCTGCGGCAGGTCCGGGTCTGCGACGATGGGGCCCTGCGCCCAGGCGATGGCGCCGCGTCCGAAGATGCCGCCGGCACGGTCGGCGCCAGCGTTGGCGGTCGGCACGTCGAGCGTGGTGAACCAGTCGCAGCCGAGCAGCGAGCCCTTGTACCCAAGGCCCTTCATGGTCTCGAGCATGGCCTGCGAGCTCTGCGCGAACTGCACTGCGCCGCCGCTGTTAAGCGCTGCGTCCTTGACGATGTCGTGCCACTGGCGCGGGTGGATAACGGCGAGGTAGGGACCCTCGACGGCGGCAATCTCAAGCGCCGCGATGGCGTCGAGGACGTCCTCAATGCTGGCGTCGACGCCGCTGGTGCCGACGGTCGTCGAGAAGTTGTCGACGAGGTTGGCGACGAGGTCGCGCAGGGTCGCGGAGTAGGTCGCGACCGCGTCGAGCGCCATCATCTCAGCGTTGAGGATGCCGTGAGCATCGACCACGCGCGCCAGGTCCGACGCCTCGTAGCGCTTGCTGTAGCGCGAGACGGTCACGGTCGCGGAGGCGTCCGTCAGGGCCTGCGTCGACACGGTCGAAGCCTCGCCCGTGCTCACCATCTTGTCGAAGCCCATGAGCCCGACCTGCGGGGTCTTGAGGACCTGGGAGCCGCCACCGTTGATATCGGGCAACTGGAACAGCGCGGGATGGTTGGGCAGCGCGCTGCGGTCCGCGAGCGCGAGCAGGAACTCGCCCGTCAGGACTTCGCTGGTAATCTGGTCGGTCAGGTTGGAGTAGAGAATCTGGGTCACGGTCGGCGTCTCCTAAGACGTAGAAAGGAAGTAGTTGGTTGCCCTCTCTACGGCATTTAACGGGCGCCGAACCCGACACGGGCGCGGTTAGGATTACTACGCACGCGCAAACAGTCAACCCAGAAAGCTACGCACCGCGAAGCAATGCCTTGAGCGCTGCCGCGTTCTCTGCGCTCGGGTTGCTCGTGAACCGTGCGCGAGCCTCGCGAATGGCTGCGATGTTCACGTCAGGCGCTGCCGGTGCGCTGCCGTTCCGACGACGCGGCGACCCGTAGGCCCGCAGACGCTCGAGGTCGCCGGCAGGCTTGTCGGCCTGCTCGGCCGCAGGCGCTGCCGCTGCTTTGCTTGCACCTTGCAAGTAAGGCGCGAGACCCGGAGGCGGTGCCGGTGCGTCCTCGCCGCCGGCTTGAAACTGCGCGATGTAGTCGAGCAGCGAGCCGGGCCGGCTGTCTTCCGGCTGAGCTCCGTAGAGCGCGCGAGCAACGGCGACACCTTCCGGGTCGTTGAGACCGGCGCGCGACAGGCCAAGCGCTTCCTGTAGCTCCGCGACCTTGCCCTTATGGCTAGCTTTGAGGTCGGCAATGGTCGCCGCCAGCGTGTCGGCCGTTGCGCCTCGCTCGCTGGCTGCCTGCAACTGCGCCTCAAGGTCAGCGATACGGGTTTCGGCTTCGTTGCGCCTTGCAACTACTTCCTGAAACCGCGCATAAGGCACGGTCCGGCCGGGCTGCTCCTGCTCTTGCTCTTCGCTCATTTAGTCCCCTATGCCGACAGCGCGCGGCGTGCCGTTGCGATTTCTTGCAGCTTGCGCTCGGCGTCCTCCTGCGTGGTGCCGGGGTGCAAGCGCATGTAAGCCTCAACCGGGTGCAGGAAGCCGGCAGCGACGAGCTCAAGCACGTGCTCACGCTCCGCCTGCTCTTCGACGGGCGACGGCGGCAAGCCCCGGTAATTGATGCGGTAGCCGGTCTCCGGGTAGTCCGTGCCCGTGAGCGCGTTGAGCATGGCGGCGCATACGCGCAGCAGCTCAAGGTCAGCGCGTCGGAACATCGGCTCGTAGAGGCGTTGCGCTTCCCGCTGGCTGTCGCGCTGCACGGCGAGCGAGTACCCCGAGCGCACGTCGGCCTCCTGCCTGGCGACGTCGGGAGGCTGTAGACCGGCAAGCAGCAGGATGCGCCGCTCGTACATGCTGACCGACCGCAGCACGGCCTCAGGGTCGCCCGCCGACGACCACTGACCAACCATCGGCTGCCCGGTTTCCTCTTGCTGGTGGAACGTCAGCACGACGGCAGGGTCGACGAGCATCGTGCGGCGCGCGTTTTGACCGTCGCCCCGGTGGTAGACCTCAGGACCCTCCGGCGTCAGGTTGACCGTGTACCGCTGCGGCCATGACGCATTGCGAACCATGTGTTGATAAAAGGTCAAAAGGACGCCGATGTTAAGACTGCCCTCGACAATTTCCGACAGCGTGCGCCAGTCCCACAGATAGCCCGTCTCGCTGGCGTGGTACACGACGTAGTTGAGAAACGGCACGCCGTCGCCGTCGACGAACGGGTAGGCATCGCCCTCGAGCTTGGAGTGTCCTAGCACCTCCTCAGACACGTCGCGCCCTTGGCTGTCGGCCTCGACTGCGTAGTAGCAGGGAGGCACGCCCGTCTCGGCGTCGCCCAGGTCGGTGACGATGCGGACCCAGCGGTTAGGCTGCCACTCGACGAGCTCGCTGATGGCTTCCGGCACGTTGGGCGTGCTCGAGGAACACCGGGCCTCAACCATGTCGGGGAACACCGGCTTGAGCACTAGCCGGCCGTCGATGACGTCGACCCGCATCAGCATCTCACGCAGGGCGAGCGCGTCGCGCTGTACTCGCTGCATGAGCGACCACGTGCCCGCGTCCGTCATGGCCTCAAGTAACCCGGCGCTACCCTCGGCGCCCATAACGTCGGGCTCGCGCGTGTAGAGCTGCGCGGCCTGCTGCCAGACCTGCAAAAACGGGTTAGCGGTAAGGTCGGGCTCGCCCCATGCGTCGCCCCGCTCGCCTCCCAAGCTGCGGTAGATGCGCTCGACGATGTCCTGTCGATGCTCGCTGTAGAGCAGCCGGCGCCGGAGTCGGGTGTGCTGCACGCGCTTGCGCTCGGCAGGGTCTAGGGGAGCGGGAGCTAGGTTCACGGCGGCACCTTATAGCGAAAGTCAAGCGCTTGCATGTGCGAACTATCCGACGCGCAGCATAGGGCCCTTGGTGGACCCGTAAGGGAAAATCCAGGGCTTGAGCGCGTAGCGTATAGCGTCGATGCGGTCTTTGGCCGGGTGTTTCGGGTCAAAATCCCACGTCTGCAAGGCGTCGATGATGCCGGAGCATCGAGGGTGAACCACGAGGTTCTCGTGGACCATTGCAACGTGCAAGTACCTGCAACCCGTTGA